CCTTGATTGCAATAGATCCTGCTGCTCAATACACTGTGTATTTTCAACTCATAGCAGGAGCATTGCCGCCTGGTTTGCAAATCAATCAAACTGGGCTGTTGGCCGGTGTGCCCAAGGCCGAAGTCAAAGTACAAGGTGTGCCTTTGGAAGTCAGCAGAGATGTAGAAAGCAAGTTTGCTATCCGAGCCTATACCTTGCTAGGCAATAGCATAAATCGACTGGCGGATCGTACGTTTACTCTCACAGTCACTGGTCAAGATGCGCCATCATGGATCACACCTCCTGGACAAATAGCGCAGTATTTTGATGGCAGTTTGGTCGCTGGCTTGCAATTACAATACACTGACACTGACCCAGCCGATTTGGTTACCACACGCTTGGTATCTGGTGCGTTGCCGCCTGGGCTGACTTTGAGTTCTCGAGGACTTATCAGTGGATTCATACAACCACTAAGCCCCATAGATGCCACAGCAGGCTACAGCAGAGATGGACAGGGCTACAGTGAATATCCATACGATTTCAGCACGGAAGGTGTCAGCACTAATTATGAATTTACTCTGGAAGTCACCGATGGCAAAGTTGGTGGTAACAGTCTTAGAACTTTCAGCATCTTTGTGTGGAGCCGCAGCAGTTTAACCGCAGACAACACATTTATCACTGCCGACAACACATTTATCACTGCCGACGGAAGCCCTATCCGTATTCCAATATTGTTGAATCCTCAGGGCAGCATAGGCACAGTAAGAAATGACAATTTCTTTGCTTACAAATTCAATGGCATTGATCTAGATGGTGATGAATTTATCTATGAATTGTATTTTGATCCAGGTGACAGTACCACTCTGCCTGGATTGACTCTGGATCCAAATTCTGGCTGGCTGTATGGGTATATACCTCCGTTGGGGCTCACAGAGTTGACCTATAATTTTGACATCAGACTGAGAAAGAAAAACAGTCTAGACATCATCAGTGATCCTTATGCGTATTCGTTGACCATTATTGGACCAGTGGACACTGACATCACCTGGTTGACTCCTGAAAATCTAGGTACCATCGACAATGGATCTACCAGCACGTTTTATGTCAAGGCAGTGACAGTCAGTGGAGCAGCTTTGCAATATCAACTCAAATCTGGCAGTGACAGCAATCTACCACAAGGACTGTCTTTGTTGCCGTCTGGAATCATAGCCGGGCGAGTGAGTTTTAATACTTTTGCAGTTGACACCGGTGCAACCACATTTGATGAGGGTACCACCACCTTCGACATGACGCATACCTTTACTGTGAATGCCACCGGCGCCAATGGATTAATTAGCGTGTTTAAAACATTCAAGATCACCGTAAATAGGGTTTACAATCAGCCTTATGAAAACTTGTACATACAGGCCATGCCACCCTTGGATGACCGAGCCTTGCTCAACAGCCTGTTACAAAACTCTGATATCTTCCAACAAAATTTGATTTACAGACCTGAAGACCCAGATTTTGGTGTGGCCAAAAATGTGACTTATTATCATGCTTTTGGACTACGGTCTGCCACACTGGCCAGATATGTCGAAAGTCTGGACATTAATCATTACTGGAAAAATCTCACGCTGGGGCAAATTGAAGTAGCCCGGGCCTTGGGTGCCGACGGGGAAGTACTGTACGAAGTGGTGTACAGCAAAATAATTGATAATTTGGTCAACAATCAAGGCCAGAGTGTGAGCAAAGATGTCACATTGCCTTATGCTATCAATCAAGGTGATTCCACGGAGATCAACACAGTATATCCCAACAGCCTGATCAACATGCGAGATCAGGTCATTGACACAGTGGGACAACTGTCAAACGTCTTACCTCTTTGGATGACCAGCACCCAGGAAAATGGTGAAGTGTTGGGATTCACCCCAGCCTGGGTAATAGCCTATACCAACCCTGGACGCGGCAAACAAGTGGCCTACTACATAGGACAGGACTTTGTTGACCAGCTCAATGTGGTAGATTATGAAGTCGATCGTTATGAACTAGATAGATTATTGAGCCATAACTGGGACACTGTGACTGAGTCATGGGTTCCCACGCCAGCTGAAACCACTTTTGACGTTGATATCGGCAATCAGTCACAGTGGGGAAATTGGGATTACAGTGTTTATCCTCCTGTGTTTACGCCTGTGACTTGGCTGGATTCTGGTGGTGATCCTGTGACATGGACCAATGATTGGAATGGCGATCCTACCATATTTGATGGTGGCAGCCTGAGATTTATAGCACCAGTTGACATGTATGTTGGCTTGTTGCCCAACCCGCAGATATACGATAAATATCTGGTATTCCCCAGACGAAACATATTAGAATAACACAGGACCTTATATGAGCAGCGTACCATACACATTTGCAGGAGCCATAGGTAACATACCTTTGAACCAATTGGATGTTAATTTTTCCAATGTCAAAGCTTCGGCAGATTTCGTGATCCAAAGTACCCAGGCAAACATCACTGCCCTGGGCACACTTACAGGGCTAAGTGTGGTAGGCAATGTCAACGTAGTGGGCCGAACCAGCACAACAGGTAACGTGGTTGGGGGCAATCTGGTCACATCTGGTCAAATCAGCAGTGTTGGTACTGCAACTGTGGGCAATCTTATTTCAGCTGACATTATATCAGCAGTGGGCAATGTTTCAGCCGGTGGCATGGTAACCAATGTGATCAGTGCCACAACTTTGATTGTAAACACTGGCACCATAGGCGGATGTGTGACTGTGGGCGGGTCGATCACAGCCAATGGTTTGCGGTCTACCACTATAGTGAGCGCCACGGGCAATATCAATGGGGGGAATATATTAAGTGCGGGCATAATCAGCGGCGCTGGTAATGTGGAAACTGCAGCCAATTTGAACGTGACACAAAACACGATAATCAGTGGTAATCTTACCGTGGCCGGAAACGCCCTAATATCTGGAACTACAACGTTTGTTAATCAATCCAATTTGTCTGTGGCAAATTCAACTATTACAGTGGCCAACGGAGTTAGTACTTCGGCCTTGATTGATGGTGCAGGTATACTCGCAGGTAATCCCACTGTGGCCTATATTCTTTATAGCAATGCTCTGGCAGCATGGACAACCGCAAATAATTTTAGTATTGGTGGTAATTTACTAGTCACAGGAACAGCTTTTGCAGTCACACCTTCCAATGCGACCAGTAATACGCAATTGGCAACCACACTGTTTGTCAACAATCGAATAACCACGGCTGTGGGCAATCTGGGTACCATTTCAACGCAAAACGCCAACAATGTAAGCATCACCGGTGGATCAATTTCGGGCATAACTGATTTGGCTGTGGCCGATGGTGGCACAGGTGCTTCTACTTTCACAGCCAATGCAGTGCTTTTGGGCAATGGCAGTTCCAGTTTCCAAACTGTGTCACCGGGCACATCTGGATATGCACTGCGTAGCAATGGCAGTATTTGGACTTCGCAAAGACTTGGCCTGGGCATGACCGGTGAACTCTGGCAGGATGTTACCGGCGCCAGATCTGCCGGTGTACAGTATACCAATACCAATGGATATCCCATACAGGTTGCACTGACCATGAATTTGACCTTTGTTGATCATGGGTTAAACTGCTATGTCAATGGGGTTTTAATACAATCTCCTCGCAGTGGTGGTAATTTTTTCAATGCCAACGGCACTGCCAGCTTTATTGTTCCCGTTGGGGCCACTTATCAAGTAAATACAGTTGCGTCCGGGAGTATTGCACTCTGGGCCGAACTTTCCTAACTTGTAAATGAAAATTGAAAAATTTATTGGCATATATGAAAATGCCTTTGCTCCAGAATTCTGTCAATCTGTGATTGATTATTTTGAAAATGCAGCCGCGGCTGGCTTTGCTATGACACGACAACAGTCCGAGACCGGTGTGCCCAAATACCAAAAAGACAGCACTGATTTGTACATGCACAGTGAACAGTGTGTGTCGCTGTTGGGCACCAGGGTCATCAGCAAACAGTTCAAAGACGCTTTCCATAACGTGCTTTATCCGCAGTACATCAATGAATTTGATACATTGCGAACTTGTGGGTTTTTGCATACCAATTACATCAAAGTACAAAAAACCACCGTGGGTGGTGGGTACCATCTTTGGCATCACGAAACAGATACCCGTGAAACCTGCAACAGAGTATTGGCCTGGATGATCTATCTCAATGATGTAAAGGAAGGCGGAGAAACTGAATTTTTGTATCAAAATTTACGAATACACCCTACCACCGGAACTTTTGTCATGTGGCCCGCAGGGTTTACTCACACACATCGTGGCAATCCACCATTAAGCGGCGAAAAATATATCATGACAGGCTGGGTCGAATATTGATAAGCTCATCAAGATTTACCATAAATAGACTGTATAAACTTAGGACAGATTATGACCAGTGCAATTAACCCTAACAACATCGACGGCACCTACCCTGTAGCCGGACAAGACAACAACAGCCAGGGTTTTCGTGACAATTTTACCAACACGAAAACCAATTTTCAGTATGCAGCTGACGAAATTTCAGACTTGCAAAGCAAGGTAGTTTTAAAGCAAGCCCTGACAGGAACCACGCTCGACAATGACATGTTAGGCAGTGTGCTGGCCAATGCCACTCTGGCTGACATGGCCTACACACGATTGGCCTTGGGCTCAGTCAGCGGCAGTCAAACTATCAATTATGCCGCAGCCATGTTCCAAACTCTGACTACTACAGGGTCAGTGAGCCTGGGATTTTCTAATTTTCCGGCAGCTGGATCGGCAGGTGTATTGAACCTACAAGTCACTATATCCAATACAGCGCACACACTCACATTGCCGGCTGCGGTTTCTGTGAACAATCAGGGCATCCAAGGACTCAACACTTCGACCAATGTGATAACATTTGCCGCAGTTGGAGTGTATACCTTTGAATTCATGACCAGCGATGGTGGCAGCACTATCACCGTCACTGAAACCAACAAACGCATACAACCTTTCAACAACAGCAGTGAAGATTTGGCCAGTGGCGCAGGAGCCAATTTATCAGTCACAACCAGCTTTTTTGGAACCGCTGCAGCAGAAACAGCAACCTTGGCTGCTGGAGTCGAAGGGCAGATCAAAGTGTTTGCCATGAAGATTGATTCAGGCAACATGGTAATCACTGTGACCAATCCAGCCTGGGGTGGTGCAGGAACCATTACATTCTCAGCCGAAGGCCAGGCCTGTACCATGCAGTACATCAGCGGTAAATGGTTCTGCATTGGCAACAACGGCGCTGCTTTTGCCTGATCAAATCAAAACGCTTGACTTTGTAATTTAATTGCCTTATAATCAAGGTATGGAACATCCTTTGATAGCCAATTTGGACGAATTGTCCAATGAGCAATTACAAGAAAAAATTTCTGAGCTGACCAAAAAACTCAACATCGCACTTAGAACCGGAAACGGACATTTGTGCAATCAACTACGCATGGCTCTAGAAAGCTACAACAACAAGTATCAAGAACGTTTGCGTG